TAGTTCTTTTATCTTTTCTATCTTCTATCTCTTTTTCTCTAACAGTGTCAATATCTACTTGTGCTTTAGCTAATTGCATGTTATATTGGAATTCTTTCTCCATTAATTGTAATTTAACTTGCGCTTCTCTTTCTAATTTATTAGTTTCAAATTCAGATTTCATTTTCTCAATTTGAATCTTTTGTTCTGTTAGTACTTGTTGTTTTTGCGTTTCAACCATTGCTGTTTGTTCAGCTAATTTAGCATTAGCTTGTGCTTGAGCTTGAATATTAGCTTGTTGCATCTCTTGGTCTTTCTCCTGTTTCTTTCTTCTTCGTTGCTTCAACATTTGGTTAGCTAACTTTAAGTTGTTAACTTCTCTAATATCTATAGCATCTTCTAAATCTATTTGACCAGCTTTTAAAGCGATTTGTATATTTTGCTCTAATACAGCTTTTTCTTCTTCATCTGGTTCTAATTCTAAGAATATACCAAAGTCATGTATATTTAAATCTATTAATTCATCTAATGTACCTACATTATACTTAGATATGCTTTGTTCTAAAGCAATTCTAGTTAATGGGAACATTAAAGAATCTGCTACCCTTAAAGATATGTTTTCACAAGTTCTAAGAGTTAAGAATAAACCAGCTTGTAGAATATGTCTAGTTGCTACGTTTGAATTAGCAGCAGCTAGTTTTTGTAATCCAACTAAAGATTGTTTATCCGGTAAAGTACCATCTCTAGCCTCATTCAGTCCGGTTACATCTCTTATCATCTTTAAATAATACTCATAAGTCTGGATTAAAGATTGGATTTTACCAAGACCATTTGATGTTTGAATCTCTTGTATTGGGACTTTTCCTGGATTCATTCCACCATCTTGCGTCATACTTCTACCAACAATAGAACCTGTTTGGAAATACATGTTCAAGGCTTCAGCTGGATTATAATTAGTGCCATTACCTAGATCTACCTCGGCTAAACCATCTACATCGACAAACACACCATCTGGAACCATCCTAGACATTACTTGTTGCAATTTTAAATGAGTTAACTGAATCATATCTGCAAAACCAGTTATTCTACTAACCACCGACTCTATTTTACCTTTATACATTCTAGGAGCAACAATATTATAGTTCATATGAACTTTAGTAGTGTCTCCATATGGTCTAGTCATGTTCTCGGCCATCTCCCATCTAAGCATGTTTTCATAACCTAGTATTTTAGCACCACTATATAATACCTCTATAGATCTAAACGCTTTTTTGAAACTGTCATTTTCAGGTGGATTAAAAGTATCTCCTTTTTCGATAGCTTTTTCTAAACCATTAACACCTTTTTTAATCTTAAAAACTTGGTTGGTGTAAGTTTTGTATTCAAAGTATAAAACTTGAACTGTTTGGTTATCGTATTTACCACTCCAATTCCTATTATAGTTTTGATTACCTGGATACTTTTGTATCTTTTCTAATTCTTCAGGTGTTAAATAAGGAAATTGTTTTTTTAGTTCAGGTAGGCTAATTGATTTTACTTCTCCCGCATAATATATGTCTTCAAAATTAGGATCTTCTGTATATGAATAAACTAACGCTGCTGGATCTACATAATCAATTGTCACTCCTTCTGATCTATTGAAACCTGTTTTAACACAAGAAATACCTAATACAGTTAAATCATAATTTAATCTTTTACGTATTAAATTATACTTGTTTTTAGCTAATATAGTGTTTATAACCTCCTCTTCAGCTACTTCTACAGATTGCTTATAACTCATCTGCATATGTAATTCTAATTCCTCTTCATCTATAGGAGCATTTTCTCTATCTGGATTAGAGTATAGATCTATACCTGTTGTTTGTTTTACTTTGTCAATAAACTGTTTTGCATTTATATCTATTAATATATTTTCTGCATATTTAGTTCTTTTCTTTATTGAAGTAGGATCTTGAGCTATAGCTTTGATGTCATAACTTCTTTGCGCCATCCCATTAACAACAATATCTACAAATTTAGATATAACTGGTACTGGTTTCCAATCTAAATTAAGATATGATAAATCTCCATTTATAGACATTTCATCTTTATACTTCTTAACAGGTTGTTCACCTCTAGCATAAAGTCTAAGATTATGGAAATTGTTGTAGTTCGTATTGAACCTATCTTGCCACGCTCTATCTCCTCTAAACCATTCAGTTTCAATTGCTCTACCTACCTGTAAACCGTATTCCCAACTTGCTTTCTCTGCATCTGGTACAACTTGATCAGGAAATGGACTATTATAATTAGTATTTATCATTTATGTTATTTTTGAAATATAACCAGTGTTATCGTATTTTTTTATACCTAAGTTTATAGATTTTGTCGTTCTTTTGTTTACAGGAACATACCTATTTTTGTTACAAGCCATTATAGCTAACCCAGAACTAATAGAAGCATCATATTTTGTTCTATTATTAATATCAAATCTTGACCAATCTTCTAGAGTTTTCTGGTGATACATGTCACCCATACTACCTTTGCAATCGCCAACATATTCTTCTATGTATGATTCTATTGCTGCAGCATGTGCCTGTTTAATATCTTCGCTTGTGTTAGGTATACCACCAATTTCTTTTTCAGTTGGAGATAGTTTATTCCATATTTTATCAGGACGATTCATGCTAAAACCTCTATAACCTCTTCTTCGTAAATAATATAAAAATCTTGGTTTATTGTTTTCTGCCAATATAGGCATACCATAAAACACTAATGCCATTAGTATTTCTTCAAAGAATATTTCAGCAGTTTGAGGTCGTGCTACATATTCTAAAAAGAAGTGATTTGGTGGGGCATCTTCCATTGAGAATTTAGTAAGTCCGTGTAAAGCTCCATTAGATCCTTTACCATCAACCGTTCCTGAGATATCGTAACTATCTAATCCAAAAGCCCCAACGTGTTCATTACCAGGGTATTTAACCCCATTCTTTAATATCACTCGATTTTGAAGATTTTTAGGAGGTACCCAACTAACGTTAAATCTGCCAGTATTATTTGGTACAAATATAACTCTAGTATCTTTTATCCCATTTTCCCACATAAAACTACCTTGAGTGGTAGTAGTATTCATTTCTTCATTGTAGTCTATTTGTTCGTATATTCTAGTTAAGTTAAATAAACTATTCTTAGTTTCATCTCTAAAAGCATGTTGCTCTGTTCTTGGAAACTGTCTATAATATTCGTTTAAACTATCTTGATCAGATTTTAATCCTTCGACTTCGTTTTCCCAGTGTTCGATGACTCCGACTGTAATTGGGATATTATCGATTCCGATGACTGGATTTTTTCCCGTAAGAAACACAGGTGATCCAAAAGAATCCATGAATCCTTCGTAATTCCATTCCATAGGGATGAATAAAGAATAGAGTCCCGAACTCGTTTGTCCGTTTCTATTTCTTTTTGTAACGTCTGAATTGTAATAGAGTTTTTTGAAGTTGTTTCCACCTTTATCTAACGCGTTTGAAGTTGAGCCCATCATACATTTACCTACGATTCTAGATCCTAGTCTTAATGTAGTTTTTGTGACTCTCCAGTTATTTAATATATTGTCAGGTCTCTCCCATTTACCACTTTCATCATGGGCTAATATCTTTAGCTTTTCACCATCATAAGAGTTATCACCTGTGTTTTTCCAGTCAATTGTAGTGTCTAATCCTTGAAGTTCTCTAAGCTGTTCATTTGTTTCTAGTTTGCGTCTAGTAAGTTTTGAAGCTGGGACTCTATATGCCAGTTCGGTCTTAGGACGATCCATACCATCCTGGATCGGCTTGAAGAAAAACGGATAGTTAACGGATATCGGGACAACTTTATCTGTGAACATTTTTTTAGCATCAGCTCCAGACTTTGAAAGGATGCCGAATCTGGCATCTGAAGATATTGTGGCTTGGTTGACAAGTTCAGCTGAGGACATAAAAGAAAATCCACTCCGTCTGTTTTTAAGATAGCACATCCCATAACATCTATTATCTGCTTTGCATGCTTCCCAAAATATGAAGAAGAGTCTATTTGACTCTCTATAATCGGGAGCTCCGACGTCGATCTTTGACCATTGCAAGTACATGTAATGAGTACCAGTAATGTAAGTAGGATTACCATTGCTGTAGAACCAATATCCTTCATCTCGTTTCTTAAATTCATTATCAATGTAATCGTACCATTTCTCTTTAAAATCGTTTGGGTATTCATCCCAATCAAATCTACTTTTTATTCTAGCTAGTTCTTTAGGGTATTCTTGTTTCTCCCAATATTGTTCCTTTTTATCTTCGCTTCGTTTAAAGCATTCATCTTCTGCTGGTAGTGCAACACGTAAGTTCTGGATCTC